GGCATTCAGGTGTAGGTGCACGAAGCGCTGTGAGCGCAGGGCGCGCAGCGTGAGAACGTACAGAGCGAGAGAGGAGCGTTTATGGAAGGCTCACAGAATCAGCAGGACATCGCGCACACGAACGGCAAACTGCTCGGCAGAGATGCGATCTTCGCTGCTGACGATCGCGTCTTCGAGATCGTCGAAGTGCCTGAGTGGGGCGGCAGCGTGCGCGTGAAGGCGCTGACAGGCACTGAGCGCGACGCGTATGAAGAGACGCTGCTGACCGGCACAGGGAAGCAGACGAAAGTCACGATGGCGAATGCGCGCGCGAAGCTGTGCGCTCGTGCGATCGTCGACGAGAACGGCGAGCGCCTCTTCAGCGATAAGGACGTCACGCGACTCGGGCAGAAGAGTGCTGCCGCGCTCGATCGCGTCTATGAGGTTGCGACGCGCCTTGCGAAGGTCTCGAAGGAAGACATCGAGGATCTCAAGGGAAACTCAGACAGCGACCCGTCAGACGATTCATAATCTGGCTCGCAGTCGAGAAGCTCGGCTGCTTGCCTGACGAGTTACTGCGCAAGATGGATGAGCAGCACGCGCAGGGACTGACACCGATGGCAGGGTCGCAACAGATCGCAGAGCTAATCGCAGAGTTTGGCCTGCAGCACGACGAGTGGGAAGCGCGCAACGCGCAGAACGAAGCGCAGATCGAGGCTGACAGAAAGCGCGCTGAAAAGGAACCGCTGTGGAGGCGAGCGAAGTAACGTGGCAACGATTNNGGCGTCTCGCGCGGCCTCGCGCAGGCGACTGCTGACGTGACGCGCTTCTCTGACAAGGCGCTCGAAGTCGCTGATCGCGTTAGCTCGCTCGCCTCGTCTCGACTCAAGCTGCGCTTTCAGGGGCAGGAGATCAGTCGCAGCGCTGCGACGGCAGTGCAGCAGCTCGTGAGTGGGCTGACAATCGCCTTCGAGAATCAGAAGGCGCGCATACAGACGCTCGTCAGCTCAGGGCTGATCTCAGATCGCGAAGCAGAGAATCGAGGGCGTGCAGCGTCGCGCGCGTATGTGCAGGGACTTGAAGAGGGACTCGCGACGCTCACGCGCTCAGGCGTCTTGAAGCAAGGGCAGGCAGGTGCCTTCCTGAATGCGGCAGGCATAGAACGCGAGTTCAATCAGACTGCTGCAGTCGGGCAGCGCTTTCAGCAGCGCATGGCGAACGTTGCAGTCGGTGTCGTCTTCGCCTTCGATGCGATGACGCGAGGCGCTGCAGCAGGCGAAGGCGCGTGGCGACGTGTGCTGCGCGCAATGAGCTTGCTCGCCGTCAGCGTCTTCGAGCCGCCCTTCGGGATCATCGTCGCAGGCATCGCCGCAGCGACTGACGCGATCGTCGAGTCATTCGAGCGACAGAGCAAGGCAGCAGAGGCAGCGCGTCGTCACTTCATCGAGACAGCGATCGATATTGCGCGCTCGAATGACATCATCAGAGCGAGCACGCAGCGTCAGCTCGCGTTTTCAGGCGATCCGTTCGCACGGCAAGGCGTCGGCGTCAACGCGCTGACAGGGCAGCAGGTCGACGCGAAAGAGACGCAGGATGAGTTTCGCATCAGACGCGGCGGTCTGCAGGAAGCGCTACGCCTGCAGAAGGAGATCACCGCTGAGATCACGCGTCAGCGCGCAGCGCAGAGCGCAGCAGGCTCGCTCGGCGTCGGCGCAGGCGGCGCGCAGGTACTCGTGCAGCTCGGCAATCGCCTCGGGCACGTGAACGATCTCGTCAAGCAGTTCTCTGAGTTTAACAAGGAAGCATCAGAGACTTTCGAGACAGTCAATAAGCGCTTCTCTGAGATCGCAGCGAACCTACTCAAGCAGGCGCAGCTCACGAAACTGCCTGAGCAGCTCGCGCAGGAAGGTGAGCGCGTTGCAGCGATCTTCGAGGATCTCACGAAGAGTCATCGGGCGACAGAGGAAGTCGCGCGCGCGGTGCTGCGTGCGTACGATCAGCTCGTCGACGTGATGCATCGTCTGCGCGCTGCAGGGAAAGGCATGATGGACCCTGCTGTCGAGGCAGTGCAGAAGGCGCTCGATCGCTTCGAGAAGCTCGGCCTTGTGCAGATGCTGAGGCTCGGTCGCATTCCTGCTGCGCCTGACGTCTCGCAGATGGCGACAGTCGGACAGGGACCAATCGCAGGGCGCAATCTGTCTGTGCCCTTCGGTATCGATCCGTCGACGTTTGCGCATGATCTCGCGATGCAGAGCGCTGAGGCAATTCGCGAGGCGCTCGTCAACGTGCTCGCGCGTGGCGCGATTCAGCCTGCGACGGGTTTCGGTGGCGGCGCGCTCGTCGCGAATGATCAGGGCATCAATCGCTTCGACGTCATCGTGCAGTCGATCAAGGATAAGTTCTCGCAGATCGGTGACACGATCGGCGCAACGCTGCTCGCGAGCTTCGGTCCTGTTGCGATCTTGATGCGCGCGTTAGAGCCTGCGATCAGAGCATTGACGCCGCTCTTCGATCGACTCGCAGTGCCGGTCGCTCTCGTTGCGCGCGTGCTCGTCGCGCAGATCGAGCCGATCCTGCGCGCGCTGTGGCCTATCCTCAGAACGCTCGGCATCGTTGCGACAGTCGTCGGTGAAGTCTTCGCGCGCGTCGCTGCTGCTGTCGCGCAGGCGATCGGTGGCCTGATCAAGGCGATCGGCAATGTGATCGCGAAGATCCCCGGCTTGGGCGGCGTCGGTCACGCAATCGCGCAGTTTGGTCAGAGTGTACTCAACTTCGGTCAGGGCGCGAAGGAAGCAGCCGACGAGTTTGCGCGCACGCGTAAAGAGCTGCAGGGCATGACGTGGGATCAAACAGCGCAGGCGCTCGACGATCTGCAGAACAGCGCGCAAAACGCGAGCGATGCGCTGAACAATATCCCGACCGGCTTTCGCATTCAGCGCGCGATCTTCCTCGCGTCGCGCCCTGTCAACGCGAGCGACTACGCTTCGCCTGCCGCAGGCGGTGCGTCGCAATACTTTGCGCCCGGCTCAGTCGTCATCTATACGCAGCGTCAGGACGGCCAGCAGCTTCTCGACGAAGTCTCTCGCGCTGCGCGTGACAAAAACATGGCGCAGGTCGGCACGACGGCAGGCGCAGGGCGCGTGATCGGCTAGCGCGAGCAGATGACACGCGCCGTCACAGACGTCAACGAGCGCGCGCGCCTCGCTGGTGACATTGCCGTCTATGCGCGCGTGCAGATTCAGGACGCAGATAACGTCTGGCGCGAGATGACGAACTATCACGGCGTCGACTGGTTTGTGCGCGCTGAGATCGCGTGCGACATCGATGATCGTGCAATGACGCTGCAGCTCACGCTCGTCAGAGAGTCGACTGATACTGACGTCGGCTGGATGAGTCTCGCGCCGCAGATCATCGCATCGCCTGCGAATCACAAAGCTGACACGACGTATGCGCCTTTCGTGAATCCTGCGCGCAAGGTGCGCGTGCTCGTCGACGTCGAGCAGTACGGCGATGCGCCACTGACGCACAGCACGTGGAAGCGCATCTTCGACGGCAAGATCGACAGCGTTGACCCTGCAGGACAGAATCAGATCGTCGTCAAAGGGCGTGATCGCGCTGCGTGGCTGCTCAATACATGGATCGAGACGAAGCGCACGTACTCGCACGATGACGGCGCAGGCGAGCCGGTCGAGTCGATCGTGCAGCTCATCATCGACGACAATCCTGTGCCGTTCGGCGCGACACTCGTCGTGCCTGTCTCGCCTGACTTCAATATCTTCGCGTACGAGCAGAGCGACGATACGTCAGTGATGGAGGCGATCTACGCGCTCGCGCAGCTTCAAGGCGCAGACATTCGCTACATCTTCCCTGACGACGGCGACACTGATCCTGAGCTGACGTACTTCGTGCCTGATCGGGACAAGACAGTCCCTGACTGGACCTTCGGGCCGGGCGAGTACATCGAGCTGCCGCGCGCGACGATCGACGATAACGACGTCCGCAATGCGATCACGATCGACTACTTCGACAAGGCAGCAGGCAGCAGGCAGCAGATCACGCGCACGAATGCGGCGAGCATTAACGCCTTCGGTCGTCGCTGGGGCAAGGTCACGCTCAAAGACAAGTCGCAGATCCAAACAGCGGCTGACGCGACAGTGCTCGGTGACTCGATCGTCAACGATCTCAGTGCGCCGCCCTTCGAGCACGAGATGCGGACCTTTCTCTTCTGGCCGATCTCGCAGCAGGATCTCATTCGCTTCAGCAGCAATAACGTCCTGTACGATCAGAATCAGGATCTCGCGACAGTCGGCTTTACGCACGTGATCGAGAATGAAGAGGGCTATACGACGATTCGCTGTCGCGGCACGCCTGCAGGTGCCTATCGAGGCTGGCTGCGACTGTTAGGCGGCGGGGGCGGTCCTACGGGGCAGATTCACGGCACGTACGAGATCGTCGCAGAGGACGCGACGAGCGTGACGATCGCTGTCTCAGGCACGATCGAGGGCAGCTCAGCGCTGCCTGTCGTCGCGTGGGCGTGGTCGACGCTGACGCCTGTCGTGTCGAGGATCTCAGGAGCTGCGCAAGGCGTCTACGTCGCGAGCGGCTCGCAGTGGAAGTTTGCGAAGCCCAACCCGGGCACAGGCGACGGGACAGTCGGCTTCCTCATCGGCCTCGGTGGCGATGCCGTCTCGAATGTGCTGCTGCAGGTCCCGATTGCTGAGGGCACGTCGTTTCCTTCGCCTACTGTCGACGATCCAACAGTCAGCGTGATCGATGATCCGACGAATGACTTCGACGTCGATTGGGTCGTGCACTCGATGCCGACTGGCGCGCAGTACAAGCTCTTCTTCCGCTTCGGCACTGTCGGCTGGTCGTCGCACCCGCTGCAGTCAGGACTCACTGATACGATTGCGCATTCAGAGCACGGTCAGGTCATCACGGCGCTCGGCACGCAGAACGCCGATATGCAGGTCTATGTCGAGGCATTCGACAGCTTCGGTGCGCACATTGCGCAGAGTGCGATCGTGACGAAGACGTATCACTTCGAGGGTTTCGGCTGATGCCCTTTCTGCAGATCGGCACCTTCGTTTATGACGTGCAGACGTCAGGCGCGAATGAGCAGACGCGCAGCGATCGGCGCGGGCCGACTGAAGGCACGCCGACTTATGGCGGCTCGATCAGGCGTCAGGGACTCGCGCGCAAGCGTGAGTGGAGCTTCACCTTTGCGCCAATGTCGATGGCTGACTTCCGCACGCTGCGCGATCAGTGTTACAATTTTCCGTATCGTACCTGCTCAGGTGATGCGCTCGACGAGCTAGGCGCGACGATCGACTGCGTCGTTACGATTGATAGCGCTGCGTACGTCGAAGACGAGAATGACGCGCTGCAGTTCAAGCGCGTTCCACAGGTTACGCTGAGGGAGAGATAAGCCTATGTCGATCGCTGCTGCTTCGCTCGTACGCTTCAGCTCAGCGAATGAGCCGACTGATGATGTCTCGACGACAGGCGGCGCGATCGATACGACGTCGCGCCCTGAGCTGACACAGTTCACTGCTGCTGCGAAGCTCGCGCTGATCTCAGACGGCGCTGACGTGCGCAATGCGACGATCACAGGCCGTGACGCGGCAGGTAACGTGATCTCAGAGACGAAGGCGCTCACGAACGCGGTCGAAGTGCTCTCGACGAATACGTACGAGCGCATTCAGAGCGTCGTGCTGAGTGCAGGGGATGCAGCGCGCACGGTGACGCTCAAGCAGGGTACAGGCGGCACGACGATCGGCACGATCACGCCAAATGAGAAGACGCGCCACATTCGCTTTCGCAATAGCGCGAGCGCAGGCACGCAGAAAATTCGCTACGAGAAAGACTTCTGGCGCAACGGCGATGGCGCGCTCGCGCTGCTCTCGCCCTCGGTCGTGCTGACAGCAGATCCTGCAGCGAAGATCCGTATCGGGGTCGCAGCGACGTACGGCGATACCGCGACGATCGCGAATCGACTCACAGCGCCTGCAGGTATCACCTTCGTCGACGACGGCGTCACGCCGACGATGCCGACAGGCTCGATCGCAGCAGGCAGCGCGATCGGCGTCTGGATTGAAGAGACGCTCGCGATCAATGACACGGCGCAGAAATCGACGTATACGACGCAGCTTTCAGGACAGTCAACCTAACGCGAGGCGATTGCATGGCGACGACGAAACGCGCGCGTGGCGCGCAGGCAGAGCAGCCGCGAGATCCTCGCGTAATGGCCGACGACGAAGTGCCTGAGGATCTCGAAGAGCCGATCTCGTACGCTGACGCGCTGCGCTATCTGCGCAGACAGAAACTGATCTGCAAAGGACCGCTGCCGCAGGAGCATGCAGATCACGCAGCGAAGCTCTTCGAGCGCGGTAAGGTCGAGATGGCGTTCAAGGTGCGCGCGCTGAATCGAGGCGTGCGCAATCCCTCGACAGGTGATCTCGATCTGTGCGGCTACGACTTCGTCGATATGATCGAGGCGACGCATCATCCGCTTGACGGCTCTGTGATGGCATATACGTGCCCGAAGTGCGGCAATACCGGCACGATGCGTCCTGCGCGCTTCAATCTCATTGATCCGCCTGATGCAGCGAAGCATAAGCGGCTGCACGAGGCATTCATCAAGCAGGCGCAATTCAATCACGCTGAGCGCGAGAAGAAGACGGCGCGCATTGCCTCGCGTACACGCTGACGCACCATGTCGATCACACATCGTTTTGTCAGCGCGAAGGCTGATCCTGCTGATGCATCGCTCGTCGGCGCATCGAAGTGGAACGACGATCATAACTACGACGTCGACGCAGCGATCATCGGCGGTCGCATCGGCGCGACGCCGAATCGCTACTACGTTGCAGGCATGATCGGCGGGACTGCGCTGACGACGCTTGCGCTGACAGCAAATACGATTTGGGGCATTCCCTTCGTGCCGTCGAGAGACTGCTCACTCGATACGATATTGCTCGAAGTCACAACGCTCGGCTCAGGATCAAGCGCGCGTGTCGGCATCTATAGCGGCGACGGCAATCTGCATCCGAATGCGCTCTTGGCAGAATCCTCGTCAGGTGCGATCTCGACCGCCACAGCGGGCGTCAAAGTTTTTTCCTTCTCGACGCCTGTTGTATTGAAGGGCGGTACAACCTACTGGCTCGCTGTAACGAACAATGCGACTGCGCCGACTGTGCGTGCAGTGCCTGTCGCTGCAGGCATTGGTATCTTGGGCTTTTCATCGACGCTCGGCGCAGTGTCGCCTGGCTTCTGTTGGCGCGCGACGTTTACCTTCGCTGCGCTGCCGTCGACGTTTCCGACTGCGAGCGAAGCGATAATCGCTGCAATTTTTCCGGCGCTCGCTGCGCGCTTCGTCTAGCGAGTAACGCGTGACTGCGATCACGCGCGTACAGAGCAATCACGCGGCGAATGCAGCGAGCGGCGGCTCGCTGCCCTGCGCGCTGAGTGGTATCGCTGACAAGTCGCTGATTTTGATCGCGACGTCATTCGATACGGCAGGTGGCACGACCGGCTCGCGCGTCGAGGATGATCTCGGCAAAGGCGCACAGCTCGCGCTGCGTACGTTCGCAGGCGGCTTTAATCAGATGATCGAAGTGTGGTTCTACTGCAACTACTATGGTGGCAGTCGGACCTTCTTCTTGATCAATAGCCCGGCGCAGTCGAATCGCACGATCGTCGTCGCTGAGCGAGCAGGCGGCGATCTCAATGCGCCGCTCGACGGCACAGCCTCAGCGAACGGATCGAGCGCGACGCCTGCGAGCGGCAATGTCTCGCCAGCGCCGACGCTCGACGGAGGGACGCTCTTCGCGATTGCTGCTGGCTCGGCTATTCCAGCACCGACGTCGCCGCTCGTCGATGTATGGGCAGATAGTACGAGCTTCAGTGATACTGCAGATCTCTTGCAGGCAGTCGCTGCAGCGATCGGTGCATCATGGACGATGACGAGCGGCGCATGGGAAGCGATCAGCGCCTTCTTCAAGCCCGCTATCACGACAGGCGTCGCTTTCGATAGCGTCGCTTTCGATAGCGTCGCTTTCGATGCTGGCGCTACGCTCGTTAGCGTGAGTCAGAGCGCGACGAGCGCATACGAGTCACTCGCAACGCCGATCAAGAGCATTGCAGCGAGCTACGAAGCAACAGCAGCGCTCTCGAAAGCAGTGAGTGCCGCATACGAGTCGATTGTCGTGCTGAGCGCGACGTCGAGCGCGAGCTATGAGACGACGATCGGTGTCTCACAGACAGCGCAGCAGCCCTATGAGGCGCTGCTCGGACTCTCGCAGACAGGTGTCGAGCCGTACGAAGCGATCGCGATCATCTCGAAGGCGCTCAGCGCGAGCTATGAGACGCTGATCTTGCTGAGCGCCTCATCGAGCGAGTCGTATGAGAGCAACGTCAGTACAGCGCAGAGCGCGATCGACGCGTACGAGAAGGTCGCAGGCGTGAGCGCCGTTGCGTCGACGTCGCCTTATGAGGCGCTGACGAGCCTCGTCAAGACGCTCAGTGACGCATACGAAAGCCTGCTCGCGCTTTCGCAGTCAGGTGCAGTGCCGTGGGAAGCGCAGGGCGTGCCGCTCTTTTCTGTCTCGCAGAGCGCGACGACGCCGTACGAGGCGCTGACGCGTCTCGTGCAACTCTCGTCGAGCGGCTTCGAGTCGAGCGTGATCCTGAGTGCGTCGAGCAGCTCGTCGACTGAGCAGCTTCTCGGCGTCGCCAAGGCGCTGACAGATGCCTTCGAGGCGCTCGCGATCGTGACGCGCAGCACAGATAGCAGCTTCGAGGCGCTGCCTGCCGTGATCGCGCAGAGCGCGACAGGCGATTATGAGAGCCTTCTCAGCGTCCTGAGTCAGGCGCAGCCGAGCGATTACGAGATCTTGCGCGCAGTAGTGGCGCTCGCGACGACAGCGACCGAGATTCTAGGGTACATCGTCAAGGCGTCGACGAGCAGCTTCGAGAGCAAGGGCGCGAAGATCGAGCTGCCGCCGTACGACGTCGCGATCGATGAGAATCTGCTCGACGTCGTGATCGAGCCTGATGCAGCGAACGCACTGAGCAGCGCAGCGACGACGTTCTCGATCGACGCGAGTTTCGATCTCGACGCAGAGCTGAGCGAGGTTTGAGCATGGCGCAGAAGACGATTCGACGCTTCACGATTAGACAGGGCAATGCGAAGACGATGCACTTCACGCTGCTCGGTCAGGATCAGCGCCCGCAGGCGCTGCCTGCAGGGTCGACTGTCGCGCTCACGATGTGGCGCGAAGGCGAGCTGCCGCTCAAGCGCATCGATGCTGCGCCGTGCGTGATCGACGACGACGGCACGCCTGCGAAGCTTGGGAAAGGGCATTACGACTTCACGGCGATCGCGAGCGCTGCGCTGCCTGCAGGCGTGTACGAGGCGCGACTCGACACAATGGTCGGCGGTGCAATTCCGCTCACGTTCCCTGACGACGACGGACGTCTCGATCCGTCGCGTAAGATGCTCATCACTGTGACTGAGCAAGTCTGATGACTCTTCTCGCTGTGACGACGATGCTACAGCAGCACGCGACAAACGCGAAGCAAGCCGCCGAGACAGTGCGCGTATACGGACAGCCTCCGGCAGGGACGATCGAGACGAGTTGGCTTCCGCACTCGATCGGCGGCATCCTCAGCTTAGTTGCCGCGATCTTTCTCATCACTGGTCTCGGCTCATTCGGCGCAATGTGGCGCTGGCTGCTCAAGCCTGTCTACGACAGAATCGCACGCGAGAGCGAGCAGCATAGCGCAGCCGTTACGAAAGAGCGCGAAGAGCGCGAGCGCGCGATCGAGATCGCGACTGAGCGACGCGATCGTCGCTTCGACGAGATCGTACGGCCTGAAACTGGCCTGCTGGCCCTCGTCAAGAAGGATCTCACGCTCGCGATCAATGGCGTCGGCTCAAACGTCTCGACGCTCGTAGAAGAGCGCGCGATGCGTGACGGCAGATTGCGACAACTTGAGGACCGCATGGCGAGATCAGAGGACGATCGAGCGCAGCTTCATCGCGCGTACGGCGAGCTAAAGATGAACGTCGAGAAGCTCGATGACGCAGTACAGCAGAGTCGCATCGATGTGATCCACGAGATCCAGCGTTCACGAGACGTCACAGTCGGCAAGATTGATGAGATGGGCAAGCGCTTTACTGAAGTCGAAAAGCGCGTCGAAGTCATCGATGATCGCACGAAGCGCAGTCATGGAGAAGTCACATGAGCTTTCACTCGAATATCGAAGAGCTAGCGACAACGAATGCGCGCATCGCACTGTCGCTCGTGATGATCTTCGCGCTCTTCATCACGTGGCTTGTCGGGACGATGCTGCATCGCATCGGGCCTGCTGAGCTAGAGTCGCTCAAGTGGCTTGCGCTGACTGTCAGCGTCTGGGCAGGACTCGACGTGACGCAGTACATCGGCAAGCGCATCACTGAGAAACCTGAAGTCATTGACGCACAGACTCGCCAAGCGGCTGTGACAGGCTCAGTGCCACCGCCGCCGCCGTCGAGCGCTGCTGCAGCGCCTGCGTCGCCTGATGTGCAGAAGGCTGCGATCACAGCAGCGCTGCCTGAGAAGGGGATCGAGGCAAATACGCCACAGCGCGCGCTGACGAGCGAAGGCTTGCCGCGTCCGATTAGAGCAGGGTAGCGCGATGACGATCAATGCGCACGCGCTCGCGCTCGCGTCAGGCTCGAAAGGCTTCGACTGCGACGTACACATCTCGTCGAGTACCGCACAGCGCTTCAAGCGCGCGCAGTACGATCACGTCGCGCGCTACATCAGGCGAGATCCTGTCAATCCGAACGATCTGACGCCTGACGAAGTCGAGATCATTCTCGATGCAGGGCTGCAGCTCGTGATCGTGCAGCACTGTCCGCGTCCCGGCTGGCGACCTAACGAAGCGCTCGGTCGCAAGTACGGCGAGACAGCGATGCGCGAATGCCTGCGCCTCGGCGTGCCGGGCGGCTTCAACGTCGTGCTCGATCTCGAAGGCGTCGCGCAGGGCGTCGCGCACGAGGATGTTATCGCGTACTGTAACGCGTGGTACGCGCCTGTCGCGGCTGACGGCTATGTGGCGATGATTTATCTCGGCTACGATTGCGGCCTGACGAATCGAGAGGCGTATTACGCGCTCAAGTTCTCGCACTATTGGGGCGCGTATAACGTCGACGTCGTGCCTGCAGTGCGCGGCTATCAGATGCAGCAGCGCGAGCGCAAGATCGCAGACATTCCGACCGGCATCGGGCGCGACTTCGCCTTCGACGTCAATCACGTGCAGCTCGACAAGCTGCGCGGGCTTCCGATCGCGCTGTCGCGCGTCGACTTCACAGACGTCGAATCAGGGAGCATGAGCACGGCATGACGCTGCCTCAGTTTGGCGAGCCGAATCGTGAGACGCAGTCGCGTCGCACTGCCTTTGCGAGCTTCGATCGCTATTCGCGTCAACAGTTCTTGCGCGTCGCTGAGCAGCTCGATGCACACGAGCAGCAGAAGGCGCTCGTCCCGCGCACGAAGGGCGCAGCAGGACAGGTCACTGCCGCGTGGCAACCGGCGTGGCCTGATCAGCCACTGATACCGACTGACTCGCGCAGCTCAAAGTGGTTTACTGATCGCATCGCAGGCTATCTGCAAGAGCTGGCGAACAAGACGCATCGCAGAGTCGTCGACGCAGGTGATCCGCAGTGGGGCCTGCCGTGGAACAGCGAGAAGGACTGCTACCCTGCGTGGGAGAAGTTCATCAAGGCGCTGCCTGACGGCGTGACGATCGCGCTGACAGTGCCCGGTTTTCTGACGTGGAAGACTGACGCGCCGATGCTGAGCTGTCGTCGCTCGATGCGCATTCACACGATGCGCCTGCCGTTTCAAGACCGAGGCTCATTTGCATCGACGTCGCTCGTCTATGGCGGTCCTTCGCACGGACGCCTCGTCTACTTCGAGAGCTGTCATACGTGCTGGCTCGAAGACGTGTATCTCGATCCTGATGCAATCAGTAACTGCGACGTCGCGATCGACAGCGATCTCACTGGCCTCGCAGGCGGGCCGTATGGCTATTTCTGCACAGGGACGGCCTGTCAGTTTCATAACGTGCACATTCAGCGACGCTTTCAAAATCCGAACTTCGTCGCGCTGCGCATCAGCGAAGTCTCAGGCAGCAATCAGGAGCTGCACGAGATTCACAACTTGATCGTCAACGGGTGCGGCTTCACCGACTGGCTCTTCGCCTACATCGAGGCAGGCAGCAACGTCGCGCATTTTCCCTACAAGCTGCAGTATCCGTATCCAAAGGGCATGCGCGTGCGAGTGCCGAACGGCACGACGCAGCTCGTCGACGGCAGGCAAGTGCTCGCGCAGGCCGAGCGCGTCGTCATGGCGTCTGACACGGTCGCGAATACGATCACGCTCGATCAGCCGATCGATCAGCCGATCGGAACACCTGACAAGCCTGAGAGCCTCTTCGTAGGCGAGAGCGACTCAGGCGTCGGCATCAAGATCGGCAACAGTTTTAACGCGCGCATCATCAAGATCTTCGGTGGCACGTTAGGCGGTCTGCGTCGTGGCATTCAGATGATCAATGGCGGAATCGAGACGCACGGCGTCAACTTCTGGAATAACGAGAGCAATTACGAGATCTGGCAGGGCAGCGCGCCGATCATGCTTGAGCGTGACGATATGGAAGCGTCGCGACAGCATCTCATCGCAGGCACGAATCTGCCGCTGACGCTGCGCTCGTGTCGTCTCGACTTCAACTTCATGCAGGGCAATGGCTCGATGATCGAGCTATACGGCGGGATGCAGTTCAACGCAGAGGGCTGCGATCTCAGTGCAGATGTCCCTCGCGGAGCTCGCATCTTCGATGGGACTCGGTACACAGGGAAGGCAGAGATCACGAGTACGGCCTTTTCGCCGCGCACGACGAAGCAGTCAGCAGGCGTCGATACGATCAGGTATCTGCACGTCAGGCATTCGCCGCTCGCTGATGAGCACTCGCCTGATTGGGCAACGTACGACGATATGGGGCCGCACACGAATGCGCGCTCGCTCTACTACGCGACGAACAATACGCAGGGCGCAGCCGCCGATCGCGTGCATCACTACGCGCAGACCGGCGACGGCGGGCCGTATGTTGCACGCGAGACAGTGATCGAGGCGCAGCGAGGGCAGACTGAGATGATCGCGCATCGACGCATCCTCGGTGATCCTCGCAAGGTCGATAATCGTTATGATCCGCAGCGCGATGGCGCGATCGATGACGTCGCGCACCTGTCGACGCTCGTGCTCGACGAGACAGTCTTCCCGCAGTGGTCGACGTCAGGTATGCGACCGAAGCAGCTCATGCTGCATCGCATCATCGCGCCGAAGCGATCGGGCGACGGCGGGAAGATGGAAGAGCTGCTGCTGAATGAGATCATGGTGCGCTCAGGCGATACGGCGCATCGCTACACCTATCTGCGCACAGATGCAGATCTCGACGTCGGCGCACTGCGGCAAGAGATCGTGATCGGTGCGCCTGACGATGCGCAGCTCGCGATCGGCGCAGGTCAGCTCTACATCGAGCCGCTCGATCTGTCGCTGCGCATGCGCGTGCGCATCGATGCTGAGCAGCTCGTGACGTACCTCATCGCAGAGAAGCAATCATGACGCTGCGCGATCGTATCTCAGCGCTGCCGCTCGTGACGCGCGTGCTCGCAGGCGCGCTGATCGTGCTCGTGATCATCGTGATCGTCCTGCTGTGGCAGAACGGCTCGCTGCGAGGCGCAGAGGCGAAGGCTGCGCTCGCAGCGACGAATGAGAAGGCGCTGCGCGACTCGACGCGCAAGCTCACGGACATCGTCACGAAGCAGGGCGAGACGCTCAGCGTCTATCAGCGACTAGCGCTGCAGCAGGAACAGAAGAGCGACGCGATCGACAAGCAGCTCGATGAGATGCGGCGCGCGCTGCTGCAGTTCTCAGTCGCGATCGTGCAGCGTACAGTACGCAACGCTGAGGGCACGCCGACGACTGAGACAGCAGAGGGCGCGCGCAAGGCAACCTTCGACGTCAGGACAGAGCCGTACACGCTGCACGAGCGCGTGACGCTCCCGAAGCCGCCTGCGAAGGGCATGATCGACTCGCTCGCGATCGCGCTCGATCGACTCGATCTCGCAGCGCGCTTGGGCTGCACGAACAAAGTGAACGCGCTCGGCATGCGCGACGCGCAGCTCACAGTGACAGGGCCGACGTGGGCGAGCGTCGCGATCTCGCACGTCGAGCAAGATCCTTCTGTCTGCCCTTCGCCTGTGCTGCAGCGAGATCTCAGCGCTGACGATCGCTCGCGCCTCGCGATTTATCTCGGCGGCGGCTACAGCTTCCCTCAGGGATTCAGCGCGCAGCTCGGGCTCGGCATCGCGAAGCCGCTGCCCTGCCCTGCAATCCTGCGTAAACGCCTACCGGGCTGCTGAGACGCATCTCTCAGCGCAGCGCCTGATCGAGCCTTGGCGAGGCGTATAGGAAGGCGGCGAGGCATCCTGAGCGATGCGCACGACTCGAAAGGATGCGCATCGAGCCTCGAAACCTGCCTCGAAAAGCTCGATTCAGCCCTCGAAAAGTCTCGATCCATCGAATCCACGCGGACTTAGACGGGGTACTTGCGCGCGCAAGCTCTCGCCTATAGAATGAAGTCAGGTCGCACGACGGCGACCGACGAGGCAATCACTCACGCGAGAGGATACGACGATGATGACGCAAGCAGATTTCGAGGCAATGCTCGACGGCACGATCGCGATCGACACGATGGACGTGACGCGCAAGCAGCAGCACGCGCTCGACGCGCTGATCGTCGAGCTGCAGGATCTCGCGCGCAAGGGCATGTTCGCTGTCATGAGCGAGACGATGCGTCAGTATTTCGACACGCTCGACGATCTCGCCTTCGAGGTAAAGGCGCGCAAGCAGATCGAGGCAGCAGTGCTGCCGATCATGAGGAGCGCAGCGACGCAGCCTGCAGCAGCGCCTGTGCAGAAGACTGAGAGCGCTTTCGTCGCGATCGAGGACAGCGACGTCATCGCGCGCACGATGCGCGGACAGCTCGCTGAGGGCAAGCGCAAGGCCTTTGTGCTCGCAGGGCATGCGATCTTCACGCTGCGCTCGAAGGCGACGCAGACGCGCTTCACCTTCAAGGTGACGCAGAGCGATCCTGCGAAGTGTCGCCCCGGTCAGTTTCCTGTCTACTTCGTCAGCCTGCTCAACGGCAGCGACAATACAGGTGACTTCGCCTATATCGGGACGATCTTCGCTGACGGTTTCCGCGTGACGCGCAAGTCGCGCGTGAGTGCTGATGCGCCGAGCGCGATCGCCTTCTCGTGGTTCATGAAGCATCTCGAAGACTCGCGCGTCGAAGTGTGGCACGAGGGACGCTGCGGGCGCTGCGGTCGCACGCTGACAGTGCCTGAGTCGATCGAGTCAGGGTTAGGCCCGATCTGCGCGGGGAAGTAACGCAGAGCTGCACGACAGGGCGCTGCATCAGGGCAGCGCCCTCACTTCACTCTCAGCAGGAGATCAGGACGATGAGCACACGCAAAACGACAGAGCAGAAGACAGTCGACACGCTGCTTGCGAGCGTCGAGAAGACGCGTCGCACAGCGACAGGCAAGACGATTCAGCGCACCTGTAAGCGCTGCGCCGATCGCATCGCAAACGGCGGCAGGGCGAAGCCGAGCTGCGACGACTGCAAGGGCACAGGACTGATCACAGTGCCCTCGACGATCACCTTCGTCGCGCGCGGCCCCTTCTGCTGGGGCAAGGGCGAGACAGTCGAGGCAGCAGTGAAGGCGTGCAAAGCTGCCTTTCGCAGCGAAGTGCCGAAGAGCTACGTCAAGAAGGGCACTTGGCCGATCGAGGTATCGAAGGTCGTCGGTGACTTCGACTACGTCGACGGTATGGGCGCGATTCACTACTTCGGTGAGCTGACACGCGTGAGCGCAGGCACAGGGGACGTGATCAAGGTCTGACGAGCGAAGCTGAGCGAAGCGAAGCGACTAGAAGAGACAGCCTAAACCGCTGTCTCTTCGTCGTTTAGATAGGGTACTTGCGCGAGCAAGTTCAGGCTATTACCCTTCCCTGTGCAGGCACGACGGCCTGCTCACAGACCTTCACGCGAGAAGAGGATACGATGAAGACTCACTTCCTTTGCAGCTTCGGCTACACCTGCGCAGGCGTTGCGAGCACGACGCGCCGCGAGCGACCGAAGACGACGACGAAAGACGTCACGAAAGTCACCTGCGCGCGCTGCAAGAAAATGTTCGCAGGCGAGATCTCGCAGCTCTGGATCGCAGAGGCAGACAAGCAGCAGATCGCAGCACGTCAGCCTGAGCGCGGTGATCTCTTCACGTCGCCTGACGCACCGAGCAGCGAGCACACGTATCGCGTCGTCTCGCGCGTGCTCAACGAGAAGCGCGAAGTCATTCAGGTCGAAGGGCGCGCGATCGGCATCGATCGCGACGACGACGAGTGCGCGTACTGCATCGTCGATCCTGCCTCGATCACGATCACGAAGACGCGCGAAGAGCAGCTCAGCGATCTGATGGACGAAGAGGCTGCGCAACGTCGCGAAGTCGTCGACGCTGAGCGCAACGTCGCGAGCGTCGAGCAGCGCATCAAGATCGCGCAGCAGCGTCGCGAAGGGCGCAGCGACGAAGGCCGCTTGCGTCGCGTTATCCTGCCTGACTTGCAGAAGGTGCTGCAGACAGAGATCGCGGAGCTCAACCGCGTGCGCGCGCAGATCGTGATGCTGACGCCTCTGGGTATGTTCCCCGCGCGTCGTCCTCAGGACGGTCGCGTCATCTTCGTCACCGTCCCGCAGGACTGAGGGCACAGACAATGTTTATCGTTTACGCACAGGCAGCAGAGGGCGCGCGCTCGCGCCCTTCTGACGTCATCCTCGAAGGCGTGCGCCTGCAGTTCATCGGCACGCGCTACACGACGCAGAGCGCGCACGATCTCGCAGCGCGCGAGTCGAAGCGCGTCAACGGGCTCGCTGCGATCTACAGCGTTGCTGCGAAGACGCGACCGACACAGGCAGCGATCAAGCGCTTCGTCGCTTCGTACGAGCGCGGCGAGCAGCTCGACATCGCGCTTGCGCCGACGTGGCGCTGTCTGTACTGCGGCGACGAGATCGTCGAAGGTGCAGGCTGTCAGAAACCTGAGTGCATCAAGAAGCACGAGGCAGCGCAGCGACGCATGGGCATGACGGTGCGTCATGGCTAAGGCGCACTGGTCGACGCGCTACGATCTCGCGATCGCGCGTCAAACGATCGCAGAGCGCGCGAAGGGCATGCTGCAGCGCTCAGGCATGATGAACGATGTCAGCGTCGACGCTGAGCGCAGGATCAAGGTCGGCATGCCTGAAGGTTTCGACGACACGACAGACCCGATGGGGCTCGCGCGTCGCGAGTTTCGATACGACAAGATCGACGCAGTCGCTCGCGTGCTGCGCGTGCGCTACACGATCGAGTTTGAGCACTGTGACGACGATACGTACGTCTTCGTCTACTTCCTGAGTTAGTCACAAACCTTTCCACATTTCCACAGGCAGGCAGCGATGAGCAAGAAGACTTGGACACGCATGATGGGCGGCGTCGTGCACACTGTCGAGCAGGGCGCGCAATACTGCTCGTGCGGTCAGGACGCAGTCACCTGTCAGCGTTGCGGCGTGACGTTCTGCGGCGAGGCTGCAACGTGGCTGCATGACGGTATCGCAAAGAAAGAAGGCAATCACTGCCCCGTTTGCGTCACTGAGCTTGGACTGACAGTCTCGCCTCAGACAGCGCTCTCGCGCACAGCACGCGAAGCGAAGGCAGCGCAGGAGCTGCGCGAGGGACGCGCG